AACATTTGTTCGCTTACTGGAAAAGGGGGTCAAACACAAAATCACCAAAATCTACACACTCTATCTGATTGATGTCATATTTTAAATAATTCCTTTTTGCAGTATTAATCGCGTGCATAATTAAATATACTTTTTTCTCTGAAATTTTAATACTTCCTTGCACCATTGTGAACAAGTTTGCTTCTCCTGATGTATCAGTTTCTTTACCTCTCAGAATCACACTACATGGGAACGTACAATCTGTTGCATTAAAATGAATTGCCGGACTGTCAATAGTACCAATCTCTAATGGTGTTCCGTCCAGCTTCTGGTTCGGCACATTTATCTCACTGAGCTTTAGCTCCAAACATCTTACTTTAGCAGTACCATTGAAAATGGAATATCTGATTCTCGCGCCACCTTTACCGGGGATACTAGATGTTTTTGTAAACGTTGTACCATATTCGATACTGTTAATTGGTTTAAAATAAAGTCCGTCAAACGCTCCAATTACCATATTCAGAATATTCTTCTGCCCCTGTTCGGACGGATGCACGCCGTCATCTGAAAAGGCGGATTCATACAACATTCCCTGATATGCGGGGATAACACTGAACCCTAACTGAGCCGCCGAGTACATCCAGATTTTAATTGCTTTAATCACACTGATATACGTGGTTGATGTGTGGATCCCCTGCTGATGCCCTTCCCATGTCCAACCCATAGGACACACAACAACATTTTTGCAGTTTTCAAAATTGTTTGAAATGGCACTTTGAAAATCAATCATGCCCTGGCTGATATCATTTTCAGGAGCATTTCGGTCGTTATAGCTACCACCTACAATTACCTTTACAACATTTGTTTTGTCATTCGTTGTCATACTGGCAGCTAACGTGTTTAACATACTGGTGAAGGTCTTTGTTCCGTCCGCTTTAAAACCATAACCACCAATGGCACTCAGTTTCACTGTATATCCATTTTTTTCGAGGGCATTTTTAAGCATATATGCCCACGAATTTTCTTTATTAGAGAGGTTTTCCCCTGCACCGTAACTGTCACCCAAAATAAGAACTGTGGGTTTATTAACTCTCGCCAACGCACCCTGTAATAATGCATCTGAAATGATTTCTGAAAGCTCACCGCTAGCTTTCATTTCCTCCAGGATTTTTCGTACTTCCTTGTCAATTTCAAGCTTTGCAAAATAATCTGTCACATACTTCTTTAATTCCTCAAAGTCGCCCTGTAAATTGGAGAAATCACCCTGCATTTCAACCCACTCGTCTACTAACCTCTTTACCGTCTCTATAACCCATGTTAAATTCATTTCATGAAAATTTGTATACGGAAATTTAAACATTTTCTCACACTCCTTAATACACCAATAAGAAAAACTCTTCTTTAAACAATTCAGTAATCTTACTCAAAGCACTCATAGATTTTTCAAGCTTGAAATCCAACACTTCAAGTTCCGACATCCCTGTAGACCTTGTTTCTTTTTCTGTTTCTGTCGTTTCATTTTTAGAATTTTTTGCGTTGTTATTTGTCTCATCATAGCTTGCTTTTCCCCCATAAGTAATGGTTGTGCTTCCTTTATCCACAAGTGACGTAGAATTAAACCCTGCCACTTTTTCGGCTGTTGAATCTGCCCCGCTCGTCCCACTATTACTTTCCTGTTTTAAATTTTCTTTATCTTCTGTTTCAGATTTTCCTTTCCTGTCTCTCGTAATCGTTTCTGTTTTTGCACCCTCTGTCGTGGAAATAGCAAGTTCTATATCATAGATGATTGAGAACAATCTCTCATTCACTGAAGCCCACGAATTTAAAGCCAACGCCATTTCAGTAGGTGACGGTATCAGAACTTCCAGTTCAGCACATTTCAACAACACATAGTTCTGAATATTATCCTTTCCAATATCATTCACCATATTGATAGGTAAATGGCTTATGAAATTATCTTTCAACAGATTCTCATTCCATGCTAGCAGACCCTGCAAGTAAAGTTCCCCGGGCATTATTCCCACCCCCTTCATTATGACGCAATTTAACGCTGAGGTCAAGATTGAACATTTTGTTGGTTTGCTCAACCCCCTCTTTTAGTGTTTCAAGCCACAGTTCCGCTTTTGTGAAACATTCAATATTGTTGCTGTTCACTTCATCCACTATCATACGTTCTTTCTTGTCGCTTCTTATGTTCGGGATACCAACCTCATTACAGAACATTTCTTCCCACCGTCTTAACGTGTCCTGTAATTCTGGGGCAATAAAATTCTTTTTTAAGTCATTGTTGAAAAAATCTAATGGGATATTGTCATTTCCCATTTTCAGTTTTTCATCATAGAAAACCCCTAGCTCACCCCTCATCACCCGGTCAAGAATTTTCTTCATTGATTCAGCCTGGCTTTTTCCTCTCACAGCGAAAAGGAATGATAGCTTGCTATTCATGATATTCATTTCACACGTTTCAGCAGTCATAGCCATATTATCTGCATAGTAATTTACGATATCAGAAACACCACTATAATTTGGCTGTAATCTGATAATAGAACACTGAGTGCCAATTTTAGGTTCTAAAATTCCAGTCAATAGAGGATTGACAATTATGGCATGTGTGGGATTGTAATAGATATTATACCCTCTCAATCCACAATGCTGACATATAACACCAAACTTGTCCGTATTCACAATTGCCAGATAGCCATTTAAAAACAACGAGTACAGAAAATAATTCGTATCCCACATTTCAGGTAACTCAAATTCAAACACAGACATAACTTTCTCGAGTAAATACTTCTTGAAAAACGTGAACATTTGAGTGTTTTTTGTGTGAAGAGTTGACGGACTGTAAGACGAGTTAAACAAGTTTATCATTTCATAACTGTATGGCATCATATCACCCCTTTATAAATATTGAACTCCAGTATTGCGCTTTTACATATCTATCAGGCTGATTCAGGTCGCCGGGTCTGAGATAATTGTACATGAACGCATTTGTTAGATATTTTAAATCATAGTTGCCAGTTGCCCATTGTCTCCATGTTATTGGATAACTAGATGTCTGATACCACTGTGGCTCAATACCTCTATGTGCATCCCCCACACTTTCCTGATATTCAGCAAACAAAACAGCACACTGTTTTCCCCCGTCATACCAATCATCATGCCCTCCGTACAGCACGTCTAAAACTGTGAGAAGATTCTGACCGGGTGTCCACTGTACAAGACCTCTTCCCGGGCCTGCCGGAGTAGTACCGCCACCAACTTCAATTAATCCGGGATTCATGGTACTTTCTTTTTCCATGTTCCCCAAAAGTGCCATTCTTGCTGTTGCACTCCATCCTCTTTCCTTAAAGTAGTTGTTAATATTGGCTGCATTTTGCTTCATTTGTTCTAGTGTAAAATATCCGTTCTCTTTGTCTGTAACTATCACATTCCATTTTCCAGACGGTAGGGGGATTTCTCCACCGATACCCCCAGAGCCCCCAATGGAAAGACCTATTAATAATGCTGAGTTGTCATTTCTGATGTTTCTATGCATAATAAACACCCCCCTCTAACAATGATTTAACTCTTGATATCTCATCTGAATAAGCTCCTGTAATATTCATGTCCCCATGTTCTACCAAATAATATCCGGTTCCCAGTGACTTAAAAGTACCACGTTTCATATACGGTCTTCCATTTTCACTGTTGTCCTCGTCAGTGACTGTTAGGAAATATTGAAAAAATGATATCCAACCATCGGTTCCTATAGTTGAGCCGTTAGACCCTTTTGACGACACTGTAGGAAGGAACTCATTTACAGCGTTCCCGATATACCCAACTCCTTTCATGAGTTGAACGGAAGCAATACTACCGAGTGCAGCTACAGATGATATCACACCCTCAAGAGGATTGTTTCTAGCTTCATTTATTTGAACAGGAACACCATACATGCCAGAACTATAGCCGAGTAGTGCATTATTATTAGTAAACGAGATATCGTATACACCTGTTCTCGGGTCTATTCGGAAATCAACATTAATTGGAGCGCTAATATTTATTTTATTGGTGTCAATCTGCATCACGCCAAATAGTCTCGAGGCTATTTCCAACCGATGATATGCGCCGTGGTTCAGGTAATCACCTCTAGAAGCCTGAGGATGACTTGACAAGGTCACACTCCGTTTTAGTTTGTATGCTAAAAGTGCATCCAATTTTGTACATACTGCAGGAATTTTCCAATATCCTAACGGAAGTTCTGACACTTCTGTTCCGCCGGGTATACCGAAAGGCATCCACATACAATTTGACACGTACTGGAATGGGTTCATAACAATTTTAACAATGGAATCTTTTATTCCTGATTCTTTGATATCAGCCCAATCTATGTCGCCGAATGCTTTCTGGCAGAACGTTGTGAAATCTGTTACTTGAAATTGGTAATATTCTAATGCACCCTCTTGACCTACTACTGTCAGTATAATGAACCCTGTTACCCAACCTGTGCTTGCACCTTCTGGCAGTACGCTAATTTCTTGCGCCTTTTTTGTGTAACCAGATTTTGCGGGGTAAAAATTGTCTATTACAGAACCGTCAAAAGTGGCACTGCTTCGCAAAATGTAAAATTCTTCTTCTATGATTTTGCTTTTGAAGCTGGCTAATACATCACACTCTAATGAACAAATCCATAGACCCTCTTCAAACGTCCAGTCTTTTACAAAATAATATCTGTTAAACTCTTCAACATAACAGTAATTCAAATTAGTCGGATTCCCAGAAGCATCGTTATATTGTACGCTCAGCGTTGGACTTGAAATAGAAGAGGGGCTACGTAAAGCCCCTGTTCTAGTCACAACAGCAGAAGAATCTGGAGGAACCCATGTAGAATTTTTACGTTTTCCTACATTGTAAAAATGAACTCTCATGCTGTCACCACCTTATTAATCTAATAAGAACACAACTCCGTTTTCTGTGAAGTCGTTATAATATCTGTCATTGAAATGCCAGAAAATGTTACTGTATCCACCCCTCGCATTAAACGGGGACGGTGCAGACCATTCACCATAAGTTGTAATGCCAACTGCTTCCTCGTCGAATAATACTCCGAAAATATTTGAAGTGGCTGTACCTTCGGAATCAGTAACAACATTACCAGAAGCATTCATGTATGATGCTTTTACGTGAATACCGTCAGGGGTGTCAATGTTCTGCCAAAATCCAACTTTCTCGTGGTCAGCCATTTTCAGATAGCTATCGTTAAAGATAGAGGACATAACAGTAGCATCAATATTGTTAAGTTCCTCTGAATACAGATAGAGTTTCTGTTTGTTGTATGGCGTATGTCTGGAAATCTCTTTTCCTGTCACGTTAATGTGGAACTTTTGTGTTCTCTCAGACATCCAGTCAGACACTGTTTTGATGTAACCTGTCACCCACTTCATGAACGGCACAAAATTTTCTGGCTGTTTTACCGTGTCAGTTGTCAGTGAAGTTCCTGCTACATCATTGTATTTTGCCACAAGATGAATAACATTGTCTGTGTCCCCTTTAACTTTACCCCCGATAAAGTTCGCAAGCGTCATTCTTGCTGTTGCTTCATGTGCCTGTTCAATCAAATCAGACGCATTTGTCATAATCATAGTGACAAATCTTTGAAACTCCTGTTCATTCTGTAAAGCAGCGTTTAACTGGTCTCGGAACAACGTAATCTGTCTCTGATACACGGTCTGTCCGTAGAAATTTGTTTGAAGTACTTTTGGAATAGCTACTGCCTGATCGTCCACACTCTGTCCGTCTTTTAAGTCGTACCTATCATCTTTATCCCAATCAGAATCTGCGATGTTAAGTTTCCGCACATGATTTCCAAAAGTCATGTTATCCTGATACAGCCCTTTAAACTTTCGTGAATATGGTCGGATAGAAAAAATGGTTCTACTGAGAACCTGAGAAATTGCGCTTAACAGCGGGTCGAATCCTAACCCTAGTGCTGTGGTAGCAACAGAAGTAAAACTGCCGGTTGTAATCGCGCTAACTGTGTTTTTTCCTGTTGCCTGATTGACAATCTCATTCAGAACAGCCGCTGAGCTAAAATTGGCTACACTAGGAGCCCCCGGTAGTAACGTATTTATTGTACCCATAATATCACTCCTTTACTGGTGGATTAATAATTGATGCTAACATATCGTTCGTTGTCGGTGGTTCTGGAATCTGAGAGTTACTCAGGTTACCCACCTGAATCAGTCTTGTGATTTCATCTAACCGATTGTCCAGAACGCCCATACGCTGATTAAAAACGTCCTGAGTATTACCCGGAACCTGTGCCGGAACTGGTACTGGTACTGGTGCTGATGCCGGTGTCGGTGTCAGAATCGGGGCCGGAGCCGGAGCCGGAGCCGGAGTCGGAGTCGGAGTCGGAATTGACCCTGTACCGGCAATCTTGATGATGTCCTGTTTGCTAAATCCTGCCCCTGCAAGGGCGATGATATCCTCGATTTTCATGTTGTCACTCCTTTTTTATTAAATATTTTTTATTACAAAAACCTGCATAAATCTTTCCGCTGTCGGAGTATTCACAAAGATACCAGTTCATAGTGATATCTGTGAACCCGTAACAAAAAATAGTACGTCCTTTTGGCATCTCTACAATGATATCTGCGTTTGTATCTGGCTTATCACGCAACATCAGAGGGGAACTCTTTGTGCTTATCTTGTATTCACCATATACGTCACAGTCTGGTATGATGTCAATCATTCCGTACTGTTCTTCCATATCGGGGTCTAGTAGAATTTTTGCGCCTAATGGCATGGTATCACTCCTTTACGTCCAGTTTGTCTGCAAGTTTCTGAATTGCCATCGTGTTGTTGTTTAGAACCTCCGTGAGGTTGTGTATCTCTTCTTTATGGTTTTCAGTCTCCCTGTACCATAAATAAAAGGTTACTGCAAGGCACGCTACAGGTACACCTAAAGAGCTAAATAACTGGCTTACTGCCTGAATCCATTCCATATTGCCACCCCCCTCTTTTGAATTGAGGGGAAGTGCTGTGAGCCAACCAAACTCATGTACACGGGTTCCGCCCGTCGGTTTTGTACCACTCCCCCTACAATGATAGAGTATCACATCTTGAAATAATTGTCAAGTAAATATTTTGATTCGATATCGGAAAAACTCACTAACCCGTCAAGGTACATCCCCCAGACCCATATGAACTTGTGCCGGAAAGCTGTTAAATCTCTTGTTGACGTGGAATAGGTAATCTGGGGTGAGCCTTGTAGGTGCTGCGTAATATACAGTTTTTCCTTGCTCTTGTGTGTGTATATGGTTATTTCTCCAACTGTCACAATGGGGACGTACTCATTTATGGGTTCGGATTTAATGTCCGAATAGTCCTCAGCATAGAAATCATTCTGAATTGACATCTTGTAAAAATCACTGTCTTTACCAACCATTCTGTACACAGCCGTCTCAGATTTCGCCTGTGAAATCGGGGAGTTGGCAAGATTGATAAGGATAATACCTCTATCAGGCAGATAGCTGAATTCCTGCCCTGTTTTGTGCATATCAGTGACTTTACGGATTAAACCTAGTTTTGCGAATATGTCGCAGTTTGCGTTTTCGCTGTTTGATGCACATATGAGCTGTAAAGGCTTATCTCCCATAAGCTCTCGATTTCTGTTTATGGTTTCATATCCATTTAAGAGAGCGATTGTAGCGTTTTTTAACTGTGGTTCTGTCTTTTCCGGGATGAACTCGTCATAAAACATCAACTCAACGTCCGCTGCCCCGAAACCTCGTAAATTGGATATAGTACCGAGTGCTGCTGAGTAGCCTAGTGGCTCCCCCGAGTTTGTGTATTTTTTTGTTTTTTCGTCAAACTCTGTATCATAAAAACCTGAATACATTTTATTGATAGGTGACGGGGTGATACGTCTGTTACAGTCGGCATTGTACTGCTTAAACGGATTAAATTGTGGTGTGCGTATCATATCTATCTGGGTTTGTCGGGTGCGTAGGTAAATGAATTTTTTATTGTTTTCCACAGCGTGTTTCAAAATACCATAAGTTTTTCCCGTTCCTCTACCGCCCCATATAAAGATAAAAGGACACCCTGTTTCCAAGATGCCCCTTATATTCACATAACCGTTACTGTCGTACAGTTCGGGTTTCTTCATTTCACATAACCTGCTACTAAGAAGTTTCTTCCACGCTGTGATTTTTTGAAAAATACAGATACTCTTCGGAAGTCCTCTCCACATTTTTCAGCCATTGTGATAATGCGCTCGAAAGCCTGAATGAATGAGGTAGATGTTGTCACATAAACGTTGCGTGTTTCCGCATCCTCGATTGACAGGGTTTTTACAACTTCACCCTTCGCGTTTACATCTTCAACAATAGCATAGTGGTCAAACTCTACAGTTGTTCCGGCAGTGTCGGAAAGACGGATTCTGTTCTCGTCCTCGAACATTGCATACATTAACTCCATTGTGTACTCGTTTTCCTGAATGTTTGTTTTAATAATTTTCATGATGTTTTCCCCTTTTTCTTTTTATGCTGTTTTACCCACAGCTGGGAGTTGTTTCAGATTGCGACCTGTTTGTTTCTTAATGTGCTCTACTCTACTTTTCCGTAGTGTACAAATTCAGCTTCCGTCATAGATGCTTTTACAACTTCAGTATCCATAGAAACTTTCACAGCTTTTACTCCTGTTTCAGCTTCATAAGATTTTTAATCTTTGTGGCTGTCACGTTTGCGCCGTAGTAGGTCTTTTCTACAGACTGTCCGTTTTCGTCTGTAATCTTTGCTGTTACTTTCTCAATGCTTCTTGTAATCATGTTTTTCAACTCCTTTTCTATTTTGTTTTGTTACAAGTATATAATAGCATATGTATGTGTATATGTCAAGACTTTTCTTCGGTATTTTTTAGAAAATCATGCCACAAGTCAACGCTGTTAAGAACGTTCAGGTATTCGAGAGTAAGTCCCACAGTATATTCAGACGGGCGTATGACAACGTTTCTGGTAATGCACACGCTTTTATCCGGGTTGTCTGGGTCGGGGTTGTAATAACCATAATCTGTATCATTATAGACAGATTCTGTGCCACCTGCAGCCCTGAATGTGGTTCCGATTTTCAGAGCTTCCAAACCGCCCATTTTCCGCAATTCTTCCGCACCTTTTTTCTTGTTCACCCCTGCTATTGTGATTTCGAGCTTGCCGTTTTTTTCTTGAGCATATTTTTTTGCACCTAAGGTTATAAATCTGTCGGATGTACCCTCATACTCGTATACGCCTAGATAATGTTCCACGCCTTTTGGGTCTGTGGCATGACCACCATTTTCTGAAGAATCGTTCTTTAACCGATTATTCAGCTCGTCAAACCCCTTTTGGATTTCGGTATATCTTTCTGTAATCAGTATTTTACACGAATCTGTGTCACAGTAAACAAAATCCTCGTCAGCTATGTTCACGGCAAGCTTGAGCCTTTGTCTTGCGTGAGCAGTCACCCAACAACCCCATGCGTATAACATAAATGCCCTTTTGTTATACTTCATTAACTTTTCCTCTGTGTCCCCATCCTCAACCGAGAATGGTTTTTCGGTGTTACTGTAGATGATATCTGGCTTGACAGGGTTTTGCGCAGACATCCCGTATAGTGAGTTTATCAATTCTTTTGACAGAGCGTACTCAATTTCCTTACCCTCAACACCTTTTAAAGACGTTTTATCTGTAAATAAGCGTTTCACCAGATTTCGCAGCGGTTCTGGAAGATAACCATACCCTGCTGTATAAAAATCTTTAAGTTCCACGCTGTCCCAAACGTATTCTCCTTTTACAATTCCGAAATCAATATCGTTTAGTGTACACGAGTATTCGTCTGCTGAGAGTAAACGACCGTTATCCCAAACTGATTCTGTGCTTATGCAATAGCCCTTGTCTTTTGTAAGATATGGGGCGCCGTAATACACATCTTTTTGCCTGATGTTTCGGAAATGAAACCGTCCCACATAAGCTTTGTGAAATTTTGTCCACCTGTCAATATCCTCTATACCGCAATTTCCCTGTCGCACAAATTTTGTCATTGGGAACTCACAGTTGAGCATAACGTCCGGGTAAGAGCTTGCCCTGTCAAAGGAAGCAACATTATTAAGTATTTTCCCTACATGATATCTATTGGCGTGAGTATCACCCCCCCTAAATTCTTCTCTAAGAAGTGTGTATAAGCTTGTGTCGCACATCATGCTGTGCAGTTTTTTATAATTGTACTGTTTCATAGCTTGCCTTGCTTCTCGCCTGACGTAACCTGTAGATGTTAATGGTAGAGTGTATAGAGTATCGTTATTATCCACCAATCGTTTATGCATTGCCTGTAATAATCCGATAACATCGTTGCACCCGTACTCAATTTCTTTGGGTGTTAATTCTGTCCACGGATATCTACGCTTGTCATAATCAAAATCTTTCAACTTCTGGTTCTCAACCCCACTATCGCTCAGGAACTTGTCAAGGCTCTTGTGTGTCTGCATGTATGAGCATCGGAACTCTAAATTTCCTTGCTGACAGTTACCTGCTCTAACTCTGAGTATTTTCCGGGGCTTGAGCGAGAACACTTCTTCCGGCTTTATTTCAACGTGCGACCGCAGAAACTGGAATTCATATGACAGGTTGTGTACAAAAATCATTGTGATGAGGTGTTCATCTTCGATGTCAGTAAACAAATCTTCAAGTTCGTTCCAGTTTCTTCCGTACACACATATTATTTCGTTATCGTCAAGTAATACCGCAAATTGCCATAAATACATGATGCTCTGTTCAATTTCAGGAAGTCGTGTAGTTTCGATATCAAAAGCGCATATACAATTTCGGTATGACTGTTTTGCAAAACGTTGTTTTCCTCTCATGTGTGGGGTTCTATATACTGTGTGTATTCTGTCAACTAGTTCCCTTCTTTGCTTTTTGCCAGTCCCGATATTGATTGAGTAGTTCTTCACCGGATTTTCCACCCCTATCCATAAACAACTCTAATGCTTTTGTACTGTCGTATACATGACCGAGCGAATAATCCCGAACGGATTCCATAAACTCTCCAAACTCATTAAGTTCCCTGTATGTCTTAAATTTAACCCCCAACTCTTCAAGTTTTGCCATTTTTCGTTTGGCAATTCTCCTTTGCCCTGAGACACTGTATAAGTCGGATTTCTCAGCTTGCTCTAAAGCGGACATCGCACCTCGTTTCTGACGGGCGGTTACTATCTGACTCTCAGGCGGTAGCTGTTGTAACATGTACTGTATATCATTCTTCGCGCCCATGCCAAAATTGCGGTTTTGGGCTAAAACTTTAAGTTTTCGTATGACCTTAGTACGGCGCTTTGCATAATCTGTCGTCATGCCACTGCTCACTCTCCATTTCCTCTCGTTCTACATCGTGAATATGTTTCACGTGAAACATTATCGCGGAACGATTCAGTATCTGTGCTTTGCTGAGGTTGTTCTGTTTTGCTAACTTTTTCACTTCTTTAAAAGTCCTATCTGTGAGGTACACGCTTGTGTCGTACTTCGGCACGGCTCTCACGGATTCAAATTTAAAACCAGCGCCACCGAACTCCAAAGCTGAGTACACAGCATGTTCGAGGTATTCGCTCACTGTTGTTCCGTATTCTTCTGCCCAATTGTATATTCTCATATCTAAACGTAACGATAATTTTCTCAATGTTTTTTCACCTCCTTGCTCTGCTCTCGTTTTCTTCTGTGTTTTTCTTTTCTTCTTTTCTCTCTTCCCATTTCGTCTGTCGTGCCGAGGATGTACCCCGACACAAACATCATAATTAAAGCTATAGACACATAAATTATATCACTCGTGGTTGTTGCTATCATTTTTTGACCTCCAAAAAATATTATATCCAGTAATATCTACAATTGATTTGACGTCACTATATTTTTTATATACCCCGTGTGTATGCAAATCGTTATCGTCTGGGAAATACACAAATTCCTGCCCCAACAGCACTAAACCATTAGTGCCTATTTTAACGCCATCTATAAAAACAACGTCCCCGTAACGACCGTTTTGCATATCTTCCATGATTTTTCTCAGTTCGTGATTGAAATCGACATATATGCTGTTAATCCCTGTGTATTCAATTCTAATACTACTATTATAAAACGCAATCTCAGTTTCGCCTAAAATAACGTCACGTCCTCTAAATATAATGTGGTCGTTGATTGTAACTAAAGCTCCATCATCCATAGCGGCTTTCACAAGCTCTTCCAACTCTCTTACAGGTCTGAGAGGTGATATGCCGGTTTCTTTCACAATATTTCCAGTAACAAACATCGGTTTTGTGAAATGGATAGAACCGTCTGTAAATCTGTGGAAGCTGTACTCACCATTTTTGAGCATATACTCATTGTACTCCTGAGTGTGTTTTTTGGTTAAATCAACTGTTCTTGGCATTTTATACCTCTTTCTCCCCGTCGTGCCGATAGGTCAGCAATTTATATATTTTAGATATTAAATTCTTAAATCTTTATAACTGACACATGCCATAATTTTGTTTCGGTTTCTTTCATATATAAATAATTCGTCGTTATCATCGTCAAAGCGCAGTCTGATGTGCTCGTAACAAAAATAAATACTGTTTATAAAAAAACCCTCACATTTACTGCCAATGACCTCTCTATATGTTTTGTTACGCTTTCGAATTTCTTTGATAAAATCTTTTTTTGTCATTTTATTTTCTCCTTTCATGTTCTTATAATACCACATTTATACCGCATTGTCAATAGTTTTCTATAAATTATACCGCAATTATTTGTTCTCCTGTAGCGCACATCATGTCCGCCCTTGACAGACACATATGTCCGCCGGGGAAAGACAAATGTCCGTCCGCCACGGACTTGAGTATTCCAC